TAAAGAACTTGGTGCATATAATGTTTTATTATATTCTAGAATTGAAAATGATAATGAAAATCCAGATTTTATAACTGCTAACGATATTGCAAGAGTTGGTGTTGTATGTAATCCTCAACAATTTGATTCAACTGCACTTATGACAGCAGATAAAGCAAGTTCTACTGGTGCTTTGAGATTAGTAGGAACTGGATACAGTTCTGCTACATTTGCTGCAGATTCTTATATTACTCAAACAATTTCCACAGGATCGACTGCTGTAGGAAGAGTAGTTAATTATGATCAAACTACAGGTGTATTAAAATATTGGCAAGATAGAACTCTTGCTGGATTTAATACAGTTGGGACAGCTAATACATCTCCACAGTATGGATTTAATTTAAATGCATTTACTGCTTCTCCTGGTACGGGAGGAGATGTGGAAATTGCTCCTACATCTGGATCAACCTTAGAAATAGATACTAACTTTACAGGTCTATCAACCTCAATAAATAATAGAACATATTATCTTGGTCAGAGTTTTGTTGAGGGGATTGCCAATCCCGAAGTTAAAAAATACTCTGGTAATATTATATTTGTTGATAATAGACCAGCTATTACTCGATCAACAAATCAAAAAGAAGATATCAAAATAGTATTGCAGTTCTAAAAAATCATGCCACAGCAAACAAACTTAAATGTAGCCCCATATTTTGATGATTATAATCCGTCGGATGATTTTTATCGGGTATTATTTAAGCCAGGATATCCTGTTCAGGCTAGAGAATTAACAGCTCTGCAATCAATAATGCAGAACCAAATTGAAAAATTTGGTCAACATTTTTTTAAAGAAGGTGCTAAAGTAATACCTGGTAATACTGGATATAATAGACTTTATTATGGTATTCAAATCAATAATAATTATCAAGGAATTCCTGTAACTGCGTATATAGACCAATTAATTGGAACAAAAATTACTGGATTAAGATCTGGAGTAAGTGCTGTTGTTGATAGTGTTCTTTTTCCAGAAGATTCAGATAGAAATCAAACTACTCTTTATATAAATTATCTCACTTCAAATACAGGGAATAATTCAACACAAACATTTTCTGATGGTGAAGAATTGGTATGTAATCAATTAATTACTTCTGGTTTATTAGGTAATGCTGCAATTTCTCCTGGTGCTCCATTTGGATTTACAATATCAAGAAATGCTGCTGTAACAGGTTCCTCTTTCCAAATTCAAAATGGTGTATATTTTGTTAGAGGTCAATTTTGTAATGTAAATCAAGAGACTCTTATACTTGATCAATATAATAGTGCTCCACAATATAGAGTTGGGTTATTTGTTAATGAAGAGATAATCACTCCTGATATAGACCCATCTTTAAATGATAATTCACAAGGATTTAATAACTATGCTGCACCAGGTGCGGATAGGTTAAAAATTAATCTTAGTTTATTTAAAAAACCTTTAGATGATTTTGATGATAATGCTTTTGTTGAATTAGCTAGTATTGGTAGTAATAATCAACCAGGAGTTCTAAGATCTAAAAGAAGTGGTTCTAGTGGAGGTGCTGCTCTTGGTGGAGGTGGAGGAGGTTCACCTTATTCATCCAACTTTGATATAACTGACACTCTTGCAAGAAGAACTTATGATGAGAGTGGTAATTATGATGTAAAACCTTTTGATGTTACTTTATTAGAATCTTTAAATGATAATATTGGAAATAGAGGAGTATATAGGGCAGGTCAATTTACACAGGGTGGAGAAACTCCAAGTGATGATTTAGCATTATATAAAATTTCTCCAGGTAAGGCATATGTTAAAGGATATGAACTTGAAACAGTAAATCCCACATTCCTTGATGTAGCTAAACCAAGAGAAGTTAAAACTTTACAAAATCAAAATATAATTTATAATACTGGACCAACTTTTAAAATTAATAGTGTTTTTAGAACTCCGACAGTAGGTATTGGTAGTACATATGTTCTAAGTTTAAGAGATCAGAGAGTTGGTGTTAACTCGGAAACTGTTCCAGGTAAAGAAGTTGGTCTTGCTAGAGTATATGATTTTAGACTTGAATCAGGTACTTATGAAGTTGCTGAATCAGATAGAGCCAAAAATCAATGGGATCTTGCGTTATATGATGTACAAACTTTTAGTGAGTTAGAATTAAATCAACCAATTACTCAATCTGTTCCTGCTTTTATTGAAGGTAAGCAAAGTGGTGCTACAGCATTTCTTGTAAATTCTGTTACTTCTGGAGTAGGATTAACTGTTTATGAGAAAAATGGTAATTTTATTGCAGATGAACCAATAATTATTAATGGTATTAATAATGGAAGAACTGCTATAGGAGTTACTGATTATACAGTTTCTGATGTTTTATCTGTTTATGGAACTGATGATGGTACTACTGGTATTAATACCTTTAGTGCAAATATAATTCCATCCACTTTATTTGATGTTGGTATTGCTACTGTTGGTATAGACAAAGGAGCAGCAGGAACGTTAATAAAAAGTACTAATCCTAATTTTCCAGGTATTACTACTATCGGTAATCTTATTCAGTATAGTGATCTTAATATATCAGAAGATCCTATTTTAGCAAGAGTAATTAGTGTAACTTCAAATTCTGTTTCTGTTGTTGGTGTTGCTACTGTTACTGGAGTATGTAACGGTGGATTGCCTATTGTTGGTGTAAATACATTAGGACAAAATACAACTGGTATTACAACAGCAGCAGCATATAAAGATGTAACTGATTTGAAAGTTTTAGCAACTAAATTTGATGTTTCTACTGATAATACTTTATTTACAAGACTTTCTAAAACGAACATATCTAATGTAGATTTGACTGGTGCTTCGGTTGTAATAAGACAAACTTTTAATGTTAATATTAGTAATGGTAGATTAGAAACTCCTGTTCCTACAGTAGATACAAACCAATCTTTCCAACCATTTACTCCAAAAAGATATGCACTAATTGGTGCAGATGGTAAGACTCATGAATTAACAGAAGATCAATTTGATTTTGGATCTGGTAATACTTGTCAAATTCGTGGTTTAACTAATCCTCCTGCTGCAAATAAAGGAGCAACTTTAATTGCTACTATTAAAAAGCAAAAACCAAAAGCAAAACAAAAAATAAGAAATGCTGTTAAGTCTGTAGTTGTTAATTATTCTAAAGATGCTGCTTCTGGAATTGGAACCACTACATTAAATGATGGATTAACTTATGGTGCTTATCCATATGGAACAAGAGTTCAAGATAAAAACATATCTATAAATGATGCTGATATTATAGAAGTATTGGGAATATATGAATCTGCTGACACTAGTGCTCCTTCTGCACCAAAAATTACTCTTTCATCTATTGTTAGTGAATCAACTACAACTAATGAGTTAATAATTGGTGAACAATTGATTGGACAAAATAGTAATGCTGTTGCTATGGTAGCAGAGAAACCTAGTGATAGTATAATTACTATCATTTATCAAAATGAGCATTTATTTAAGGAAGGAGAAACTGTAAACTTCCAATCATCTGGTGTTAGTGCAATAGTTAATGCGTTAAATTCTCCAAGTTTTAATATATCTCCCAATTTCCAGTTTGTAGATGGTCAACAATCCACTATTTACAATATAGGTCAAATTAAGAGAAAATTTGATTCAGATGCTCCGTCTAAACAGATAAAAATTTATTATTCTAATGGATCTTTTGATGCTAATGATAATGGTGATTTTATAACTATCAATTCTTATGATCAATATGATTATGGTATAGATATTCCAAAAGTTGATGGAATTTCTAATTCTGATGTAATTGATATCAGACCAAGAGCAAGTCAAGTATCTTCTGTTTCTGAGGGTGATAGATCACCTCTAGAATTTAAAGGAAGAAATTTTAATGCATCTGGAAATTCTGCTCCTAATATTTTAGCATCTGATGAAACATTATTAACTGATTTTTCATTCTATCTTGGAAGAATTGATAGAATATTCTTAACAAAAGAAGGAAGATTCCAAATTAAGTATGGAGATCCTTCAGAAGATCCACAAAAACCAGTTCCAGTTGATAATGCTATAGAAATAGCAACTGTTAGACTCCCACCTTATCTTTATAATGTTGCTGGAGCACAAATTGATTTCTTAGATCGTAAGAGATTTACGATGTCTGATATCAAGAATCTTGAGAATAGAGTTAAGAATCTTGAATATTATACAACTCTTTCTTTATTAGAAACTAATACAGCAAATATGTTTGTTGCTGATGATGATGGTTTAAATAGGTTTAAGTCTGGATTTTTTGTTGACAACTTTACTGGGTTTAAGACTCAAGAACAAGGACTTTCTATTCAGAACAGTATTGATCCAAAAAATAAAGAATTAAGACCAAAACATTATACTAATTCAGTTGATCTAATTTTTGGTCCAGTTGTTGGTAATGATCCAAATGATGATCTTAATTTTGCTACAATTGAAGGAATTAATGTTAGAAAAAAAAGTAATATTATAACTCTTGATTATTCTGAAGTTGAATTTGTTAAGCAAAATTTTGCCACCAGATCTGAAAGTGTTACTCCTTTCTTGATTAGTTTCTGGCAAGGAACTATGGAGTTAACACCATCTTCTGATACGTGGGTTGATACTGCTAGATTACAACCAAAAATTATTAATGTTGAAGGTGATTATACTTCTGTTTATAATAGAATGGTTGAAAATGGTGAAATAGATGAACAGACTGGATTTGGTCCATTAACTTGGGGTTCATGGCAAACTACATGGACAGGAACAACAACTAATGATACTACGAGAGATACTGTTATTGCAAATCAAACTCGTGTGTTTGGAATGGGTGGTTGGATTAACAACTTTAGTGGAGGATTTGGAAACCCTGCTAGAAGAATTAGAGAAACAATTGGTCGTGTTACTAGAGAAACTACAAGAACTACAACACAACAAGGTGTTCAAAATAGAACAGGTACTCAGACATTAGTTACTGAATCATTTGATAGAACTTCTGTTGGTGATAGGGTTGTAAGTAGAGATCTTATTCCTTTTATGAGATCTAGAAATATTGAATTTATTGCTAAGAGAGTTAAACCTTTAACTAGACTTTATGCTTTCTTTGATGGTCAAGATGTCACTAAGTATTGTGTACCTAAACTTCTTCAAATTAGTATGACCTCTGGATCTTTCCAAGTTGGTGAAAAAGTTATTGGAATGGTAAACCCAACTGGTCTTAGTCAAATAACTGCTGATAGCTTACCTGAAATTAACTTTAGGGTTGCACAATCTAACCATAAGGAAGGTCCATACAATCTACCTACAAAGACATTTTCAGAAAATCCTTACACTAACCAACCTTTTGCTGCATCTTATTCATCCACTTCAACAGTATTGAATGTAGATACATTCTCTTTATCTAATGAACCACAAGGATCTTATTATGGTTGGGTTGAACCTGGAATGATTTTGAGAGGTCAAAATAGTGGAGCAATAGCAACGATAGATGATGTTCAACTTTTATCTGATATAGGTGCATTCTGTGGTGGATCTTTCTATATTCCTAATCCAAATAATATTAGTTTCCCAAGATTTGAGACAGGAAGTAAGGTTCTTACATTAACTAATGATCCAGATAATGATCCAGATAATGCTACTACTTTGACTGATGAAACATTTACATCTGCTGGAACATTAGAAAGTGTTCAGGAAAGTATAGTTTCTGTTAGAAATGCAAGAATTGAACAAAGACAACAATTCCAAAGAAGAAATACTAATAGAAGTCTTGGAACTGAAGTTGTAGGTTCAGAGGTTCTTAATGAAGTTAGAACTCAGGAAATTATTGGGTGGTATGATCCTTTAGCTCAATCATTCTTAGTTGAGGATGATGGTGGAGTATTTGTTACTAAATGTGATGTCTTCTTTAGAACTAGAGATGATATGGATATACCTGTGGTATTCCAGATTAGATCTATGAAAAATGGATTACCAACACAACACGTACTACCTTTCTCTGAAGTTGTATTAGATCCTTCACAAGTTAATACTTCAGCAGATGGTTCTGTTGCAACAAGTGTAGAATTTAAAGCACCTGTTTATCTTGAAGGTAGTAACACAGAATATGCTGTTGCGTTAGCATCTAACTCAACTAAGTATAGTGTTTACATTTCAAGAATTGGTGAAACAGATCTTTTAACTAATTCATTTATTTCCAACCAACCATACTTAGGTTCTCTCTTTAAGTCTCAAAATGCTTCTACATGGGAACCAAGTCAATGGGAAGATTTGAAATTTACACTATACAGAGCAGAATTTGAAACATCTGGTACTGTTGAATTTTATAGTCCAGAATTGACTAGAGGAAATAATCAAATTCCTACACTAGCACCTGATTCATTAATTCTTGGTTCTAGAAGAATTAGAGTAGGTCTTGGAACTACTGTTGGTGATAGTTATGAACTTGGTAATACCATCATTCAAGATGGAACGATGGCTGAAGGTAATATTGTTGGATCAGGTGGATCTATTACTCCTGCTGGTTTAAGTATTACTAATGCTGGTATTGGGTATACTCCTCTTGATGGAAATCAAACCTTTAGTAGTGTAAATCTTGTTACGGTTACTGGTACAGGAAAAGGAGCGGTTGCTGATGTTTATGTGAATAATGGAGTGGCAGCTGCTGCTACTATTACTTCTGGTGGAACAGGATACTCTGTAGGTGATGTTCTTGGCATTACTACTATTGGAATTTCTACTGGTGGTAGTGGAACTGTTGGACGTGATGCTAGATTTAGCATTACTGGTATTGGAATGACTAACGAATTAACTATTGATAATGTTCAAGGTGAATTTGTTGTTGGTACTGCTAATACTCTCTTCTATACAAATAGTTCTGGTATTAAAACTGAACTTGGATTTGTGAATGGTGGAGATGTTCAAATTAGTTCTATTGATGTTGAATCTGATGGATTACATATTCAGGTAAATCATAAGAATCATGGAATGTATTCTACTCAAAATAGAGTTAAGATATCTGGAGCACAATCTGATATTAAACCAACTAAATTGAGTATTGCTTTAGAATCTGGTAATGATTCTTCATTTACTGTTGATGATGCAAGTTCATTCTCAAACTTTGAAAATGTTGGGGTTGGTACAACTAATAGAGGATATGTGAAGATTGGAAAAGAAATTATTGAATATAATAATGTAGTTGGAGATGTAATTACTATTTCTGCTAGAGGTGATGATAAAGTTGATTATTCTGTAGGAACTCCTGTTCACAAGTATGAACTTGGTGGAGTAAGTTTAAAGAGAATAAACACAACTCACGGACTTTCAACCACTACATCAACAGCTACTTCTGGAGCAATTACTTTTGATTCTTATAATATCAAACTTGATATGACTGGAATTGGAACTATTAATGATGATAGAAGTAATGATGTTGGATTCCCTAAATTATACTTAAATCAAACTAAGTCATGTGGAGGATAT